TACCACCAGCTTTGTTTGCGACTTTTGGTCTAAAATCTAGTGAGTCTCTTAAAAATCCTGGAATATCTTTATAATCTACAGCAGTGCTTCCTGTCGCAGCATTTGTATATGAGTTAACTGAGAAGTAATCTCCAGCGCCATGCTCAAAATACTCATATTCTACAATAATAGGATTAGATGGCAAGGCAAAGGATTGTTTTAATGTCAATCTTGCAAGATCGTAGTGTGTATGACTTTGACCATTATCAAAGTCATAACGCTCTGAAATATCTACAGTATATTGCGCATAAGTTGGTGTAGACCCAAACGCAACTGCTGGAGCCATCTTAATACTCTTGATTTTAAACACATCAGCGTGTTCTAATAGAATAACTGGCTGCTGTGCAGTCACTGCAGTAGTAAATGTATTACCAGATTGAATACCAGTATATTGTGTTAGAGTCTTAGTCTTTTCTGCACCTGTCTTAATAACGGAAGCAATAACTGTGATTGAACGACCACTATAAGATGAACCTACATTAATAGTGCATGTTGAACCAGACACAGTTATTGAAGATGGAGTGAAAATCGCACCACCATCTGTAGCGTCATTATTGATACAGATATAATTGTCTGTTTCTGCAGCAGAAGCAAATGTTCCTGATGTTGATAGTGTTAAAGTAGTACCAGAAGCAGTTTGTGTAAATTTCTGGTAAACTTGATATAGAACATCTACACTACCAGATGATGCCAATTCTGGCCAATAGTTAGTATTAACATCACCATTTTTACGAACAGATCGTATTGAACTATATGGTAGTGGGAAAATTAAACTAGAATTTGTAGGTTCTTGTAATTGTGTTTCTGCTCTTGTATATCTTGCGTTTGTTGCAGTTAGAGAAGTGTCTAATGTCAAACTTGTGGCACTAGCAATACTTGCAATACGGTAAACAGAACCAGAAACATTAATATAGTCACCAGCTCTAAAATCAGCAGTGAACGCTGTACCAGAACCAGTAACTGTAGTACCTGATGCAGTCACAAATCCTGACAAGCTATTAGTACTTAGAGTAATAGGTTGAATATCTGCAGTGAATGCTAAATTAGCATCAGCTGATCCAGATGTAGCAGTTGCATAAATGCACTTGGCATCACGACCAAAATCAAATCCAGGATTTATTTGGATATCAAATAATCCAAGTTTGTAAATTGATGAGTAACCAAATGGTTGAATATCATGCCATTCCATGAAACGAGCACGAGCATAACCAACAATCTGCGCACCAGATGGAACTGATCCACGACCAGAAGATCCAGAAACACGATTGTATATTGTTACACGCTCTAGTGTATCGGTCGGAGGTGCGTTATTAACATTGGTAACAAGAATATAATTACCAACTGTAGCTGGAACAACTGCTCCAGTAGACTGTAGATAATCTCTAGCCTTATTAACTGTTACATATGTGGTCGAATCTTTTTCGATTTCATAACCTTGAACATATGCTTTACCAGCTTCTAAACCAACAGCAAGTTTTGCTTCGTTAGCTCTTTGTGTTGCGATAGTCTCAGCATTGATAGCTGTTTGTGCTGGTGGTTTGTTGATACCTCTGTTGTAAACTGGTTTTGGAGTATATTCCCAGTAAATACCGTTAGTGCCATCAATAACAGTACCGAAGGTATGAGTTGGATGAGAGTTATCGATAGAAGAACTAGTTCCGCTGTTCTTAGCAGTATATGTGACACCACTTGGGTTTGTTACTACGTCGCCTGCAAGATAAACTGTAGATTTAACCCATGTTCCACGATTATTATCACGATATTCACGAACATCAATTGGGAATTCACGAACAGTGTAATCACCAGATTCGTCATGTGTACGACGAGCAAGTTCTTTTGCTAGTTCTGAATACTGTGTTTGATCAATGATTGTTTTAATTCTACCATCTACTACACGAATCAATTCAACAAAGTCTTGATCTTCTGTTGTATTAATATCTTTTTTGGTTAATGTTAAATCGATAGAATAGCGATGTGCACCAGGAGCAGCAAAGTTATAGCTGTTTTGTGCATTGTCTAAAAGAGTTTCGTTATCTTCTGGTGTGACAACAAATTCAGAAGCAATTAAACCAACACGATATGAAGGTTCATTGTTATATTTGTCCAAAGCAATAGTTTGGTCTTCAACCAAACAGAAATGACCATTAATATAATAGACACCTCTAGTGATAGTAGCTAAAGAACCTTTGCCTGTGGCACCACTTGATAATGCTTGGAAAGAATATGTGTTATCTGCTGTGCTGATAACTTCATTATCAGCGAATGTCTTAACTGTGTTACTAGTTCCAGAATCAAGATAACGAACATAGATCGTACTTGGCTCAGTGCTTTCTAAGTTTTCAATATGATAAACTTGTGCAGTGATACCACTAGAACCAACAATAGTCGCACCTTGTAAAGAATTAACAAATGTTTCTACTGCAATACCGTTATAGATTGGTTGCAGTTTAACATAGTCTGCGCCTTTATTTGCATTGGTGATAGTCTCAACAGATGACTGTCCTGGAATAACCATGGCACCCTGCTTGAATATAGCATCACCATGGCGTTTAATTTGGTTTTGAAGAATCGTCTGTAGCTGAGTTAATTCTCTAGCTTGTACAGCGAAAGATGGGCGGAATAAAATTCGATAGAATTTATTGTCCTCGTCGAAATCGTCATTATACGGTTCGGTATTGAAGTCGATCATTCTTTTGCTCTTATCTCTAAGTTATTTTTTATTTATTAGAACTTTATAACAGTTCTCATCGTTACAGTTTGATCCACTGTAGGAGTAAATGCTTGTTTATTATCGATAAACATTAAGTCACCCGAATATTTATCTGCTGTTGGAGCAGTGACTCCAGAAGCACCAAATCCAACTGAGTTAGAATTTAAAAATGTAGCACCGACAGTTGGCACTGCATTATCTAAAGATTGTAATAGTGCGCCTGTTGATGACACTGCAACAATTCTAAATCTTGGACCAGTCAATGAACCCATAGTTAAAGTTGTATCTTGTGTGAATACAACAGTATCAATAGTCCCAGTCACTACATAACATGCCGATGCTAGTGCAGTTTTAAGTAAGGAGTTTTCATTAAATGCTCTAGGGTTTTTAATAATTCCAATTTGACGGAAGTCATTATTAACATCAAATCCTTGGTTTTGATCTTTAGAAATATTAGAATAAAACATCAATGTTCTTGCATACATACCATTAATTGGATCTTTTCCGTGGCCACCATACGGTGTTATAACTGCTCTAGCAGATGCACCAGTACCAGACCCTGCCGAAGTTACAGTCACCTTAGCCCAACGGTATCCTTGACCATAGTTAACCATATTTATTTTAGTAACTACTCCATTTACTACAGTAGCTGATGCAGCAGCGCCAGTTCCATCTCCTGTGATAGTTATGGTAGGCGATCCACCATATCCAAATCCACCAGAGATAACAGGACAAGACATGATACGACCATCTGGAGTTAATAATTCTGTATTTGCTTGAAGTGTGTCAATATCTCCTGGAGATAAATCTGCAGTTAATTCTGCAAGAGTTCCATCACCTGTTACAGAAAGGTTAGCGTATGTATAACCAATACCACCATCATCAATCTGAACACCTATAATTTGACCTGAATCAATTAAAGGTATTAACTTCGCTTCTGACTTTGATGTTACAGCATATCCCGCAGCTCCAGCGCCACCAGAAACAGGAGAAATAGAAACGCTAGGGGCGCCAGAATATCCTGCACCATACTTTAATACTGCTGTACCAGTAGCTGGTCTGCCAACGTAATCTAATCGTGCAGTACCATTGGTAGCAGTTGTTGTTGTTGCAGTGCCTGTTCCAGAACCTGCACCAGTAGCAATAAATGTCCCACCAACTACTGGAGTTCCAACATAACCGATAGAATTCCAAGTTGTTGTGCCAAGGCTAGTAATAGTGTATTTAAAACCTGTTACAAATGAACCAGCAGAAATTGATCCACTAGTTTGATGTGTTGGTCCAGTAGTTCCAGTAGTACCAGCAGTTAGAACAGTATACAAATTAGTATTATGAAATACTTGTTGACCAACAGTTAATGCAGTAGAAGCAGCCCATGCTGTACCAAATCTTACAGTTGGCACAGAAGTGTAATTAGAACCAGCGTCAGAAATACTTACTTTAGCAACTGCAGTTCCACGCATCATCGATGACGCAACAAATCCAGATCCACCGCCACCAGTTAATGTTACTGTCGGTGCAGTAGTATATCCTGTTCCACCATCAGTCAAATTAATCTCATATATCATTCCCTTTAATGATATACTAGTAACTACGCCAGATGTTACATTAACTGTTCCAGTAGCTCTTGTACCAATATACAAAAAGGAAGCAGATCCATTTTCTACAATACCACTTTTATGAGAAGGACCAGTAGAAGAAGTTACTCCAGTTCTAGAACATTCATATAAGTTATTGTTATGTTCTACTTTCTGCCCAAGAAGAACTGCAGTAGATGGTTGAAATGAGTTTGCTGTTGGGAATGGAGAGTCTATTGTGACAGTTGCACCAGATGTATATCCCGTACCCCCTGCAGAAATTTGAATATTCTGTATTAGCAGCGGATCAGATTCTCTATATCCATCACCAGAAACTGTGATGTTTCCGAACGTATATCCTGTTCCACCATTTTGTATAACTATATTAATTAACTGGCCACCAGAATAAAATTGCGATCTTAATGCATTAATAACTGGCATATATTGATCAGTTAAAAATTTATTACGAAGAGCAATAGGGATACTATACAAATATTTCCACATATAGCCATCTGGCATAACAACTGGATCTACAACAGTACCAATAGGTTTGTAAGTAGAAACAGCATTGTTATTATTGTCTAGACATTTGTATACGTTAAACTCATCAGTGATAACGTAACTATTAGTGTCTTCTATTCGTTGAGCACCAGAATATGCTTTTGTAATAACTGCAGTGGCTGATGCACCCTCACCACCGCCACCAGTAATAGATACTGCTGGCACAGTGGTATATCCAGAGCCTTTTGTATTTAATACTATATTTGTAATAACACCATCAGTAATTTCTGCAGATGCAGTGGCACCCGATCCATTACCTCCTGTTATTGCTATAGTAGGTGGATCAGAATATCCAAATCCACCAGAAGTAAGATTAATACCTTGCACTTCAGTGCTGTACTGATCATCATACATGTCCCAGACCTGACCAGAAACCCAGTCAACACGAGGGACTACGTATGCAACATCAGTAGACTTTATTTCTTTCATGGTGATAATTTCATTACGAGTGGAATTCTCGTAATAAATGCTGTCTACTGGAAATGGCGCAGCTTGCTCATCATCCCATGACAGTGTTTTACCAAGAAAGTAATAATATCTCGCTGATCTATTTTGAATCTCATTAAACAACCCATCAGCAATAGAGTTGTGTAATGTAGTTTTCAGCAATGAAGACATTTAAGAACCCTAAAAATTAGCTTACTGTAACAACCCAAGTAACAGCGATAGAGTCACCAGCTGCTTTGTTAACAACTGGGAAAGTAGTACGACAAAGTAGAGTGCCTGCAGATGCCGCATTAAAAATACCTGCTTCAGTGATAGCACCAGTACCAGTACCAGCTGGGAAAGTTGCAGTGTATGTAACAGCGTTGCTAGAAGAAGAGCTAGATGCTAATGTCACACGACCAGCTTCAGTAGTCAAAGTAGTTTGTGCTACAGCTGGAGTAGTTGTACCAGTACCGATAGCCATATGAGAC